GGTTCAACTGCACCTATAGCATTTTCTGGAACAGGAAGTGCACCAACAGTAGTAAATGCTGCAACCAGTGATACAACTTATTTCAGAACAAATAGTATTAACACACCTGTTTATTACACAACTACCGCTTCTGGTGAAACATCTGGCGCACTATATGCTGACCTTTCACAAGCAACGGCAGCAACAATTAACCAATTACGCCAATCATTTCAAATTCAAAAGTTATTAGAGAGGGACGCTCGTGGAGGCACTCGATATACTGAAATTATTCGCAGTCACTTTGGTGTCGTTAGCCCTGATGCTAGGCTACAGCGCCCTGAGTATCTGGGCGGTGGTACGACTTCTATCAACATCAACCCTATTGCGCAGACTTCAGGTACTAATGCAAGTGGTACAACAACACCTTTGGGTACACTTGCTTCTATGGGTACTGGTCTCGCTCATAATCATGGGTTTACTCAATCATTCGTTGAACATGGCGTTATACTTGGTATAGTAGCCGTAAGAGCAGACTTGACGTATCAACAAGGTCTGCAAAAAATGTGGAGCAGATCTACACGTTACGATTTTTATTTCCCTGCGTTCGCTACATTAGGCGAGCAAGCAGTATTAAATCAGGAAATATATGTAACTGGCGACACAACCGATACAGGAGTATTTGGATATCAAGAACGGTGGGCAGAATATCGTTATTATCCATCTCGTATTAGTAGTCTATTTAGATCTACAGCCGCAGGCACAATTGACGGATGGCATTTAGCCCAAAAATTTACATCCGTTCCAACCTTGAATACAACGTTTATTCAAGATACACCACCAGTAGCCAGAACATTGGCGGTAGGTGCAGCTGCCGACGGACAGCAATTTATCTTTGATTCTTTCTTTGATGTAAAGAAAGCAAGACCAATGCCAATGTACAGCGTACCTGGCTTAATAGATCACTTCTAATGTTAGGCGGACTAATCGGTGGCGCTCTTGGCTTTATAGGCCAACAGCAAACTAACCAAAAAAACTGGGATATTGCACAAGCAGCAAATGCTGCTAGTGCACAACAAGCCGCAAATCAAATGAAGTTTCAAGAGCGTATGCGTGAAACTCAATACCAGACTGCTGTAGAAGACATGAAAAAGTCTGGTTTAAATCCAATGCTTGCATACTCACAAGGTGGTGCAGGTACTCCTACTGGAGCAATGGGATCAGTATCCACTGCAACCATGAAAAACGCTCTCGGAGCAGGCGTAACAGGATATCAACAAATGTCTATGAACGAAGCTGACATAGATTTAAAAAAAGCAACAACAGTAGGCACTACTGCATCAACCTTAAAAACAGAAGCGGATACAATAAAAACAGCTGCTGATATAGGTTATGTATTGGAAAATACAAAACTAAATACACAAACACAACGTAATTTGGAAGTACAACTGAACAAATTACAACAAGAAATTATTAATCTTCGGGCAACCGAAAGATATACTTCAGCAGCTACTGGTAAAGTAGGCGCTGAAACAAAAAATATTAAAGAAAATATAGCCCCGTCAGTAGACCCTTACTGGTATCGGGATATTAAAAAGTACGTTCCAACCCCATCTAGGGTTGAGAATTTTATTAAAAACCAGTACTACAAATACAAAGGTAAAAAATGAAAAAAGCTCCATTTTTACGAACACCATACAACTACGATTTAGATGCTGCGTCAAATGAGTCGGGGTTGCATTGTGAGGATGCAACTCTGACTCAGCAGCATTTCAAAGACGAATGTGATATTAACAATATCCTTCGTCAATTTAATGTCACTGGATTATTACCAGAAGCTCCGCTATCGCCTCGTTACGGCGATTTCACTGGTATTAGTGACTATCACTCTGCCCTTAACCAAGTTATAGCGGCAGAACACGAATTTATGGCATTGCCAGCCCAAATTCGAAGCAGGTTCGAAAACGATCCTGCAAAACTTATAGATTTTCTCGATAATTCGGAAAATAAAGACGAGGCAATTAAACTTGGCCTCGTAACCAGCGTGGAACTGCCTCAAGTCGTTGAAGTTCCACAAGAAAAAGCGGTCGAATAGACCGCAAGCACAGTTACCTTACTAGATGTAACTGTGCTAGGTGACACCAACCAAAAAGGGAGATAAATATGTATATGCGCAGATCATCAGTAAACAAAAAGAAATCCGCAAGGTCATTTCGCAATCAAAGTCAAAAAACTAAATCGCCAAATATGCGATCAAGCCCCCAGCGTGGAGGCTGGAGGTTCTAATAAAACCCCCAGGCACCTCACATGCCTTGCTATCATCCATTAACCGCATTTCAATGCGCAGACGGTTCAATCGTTTTTCATGAAAGACGTTGGCACAATACTGTCAAAAACCTATCTTTACCTTGCGGCCAATGTATTGGCTGCAGGTTAGAAAGATCACGCCAATGGGCTATGCGTTGTATGCATGAAGCCCAATTACACGAAAACAACTGTTTTATAACACTCACATATGACAATACACATCTCCCAAGCGATGGCAGCTTACATTACAAAGACTTTCAATTGTTCATTAAGCGACTTCGCAAAAAATTCGGAATCTATAGAATCCGCTATTACATGGCTGGAGAGTATGGCGAAAACTTCGGTCGACCTCACTTCCATGCATGTATCTTCGGACACGATTTTCATGATAAAAAATTATGGCGAAGGTCTACCTCTGGTTCTATGCTTTATAGATCCCAAGACCTTGAATTACTGTGGCCACTTGGTTATTCCAGCATTGGAGACGTTAACTTCGAATCAGCTGCATACGTTGCAAGATATATTATGAAGAAGGTAACAGGACATAATTCAAAACAACATTACACACAAACGGATTCAGAAACAGGGGAAATAACTACACGTAAACCCGAATTTAACAAAATGTCATTAAAGCCTGGAATAGGCTATGACTGGTACAAAACATACAAAAATGATGTATATCCTCATGATTACATTATAATTAAAGGAAAAAAAGTAAAACCACCTAAGTTTTACGATAAAAAATATAAAACGGACAATCCATATGAATTTGACGAAATACTTTACAAACGTGAAATAAACGGTAAACTAAATAGCGAAGACAATACGTTTGAAAGACTAAAGGTCAAAGAAATAGTCCAACAAGCGAAGCTTCAAAAACTTAAACGAACCCTCACTTAGGAAACCTCATGAAACTAGTACTATGTTCAGTAAAAGACCGGGCAGCAGATGCTTACGGTCGACCAATGTTTGTACCTTCAATTGGTGTAGCAATTAGATCATTTAGCGATGAAGTAAATCGCCCTGATGCAGACAACCAATTACATAATCACCCAGACGATTTCGATCTGTACGAGTTTGGCGAGTTCGATGACAATACTGGTATATTTACGCTACACGAATTACCAAAATTACTTAGTCTGGGAAAACAGGTAAAAATTACCGAGTAAAATAAACCGTCTAGAAAAGGGTAACCTTTTCTGACGGAACACAAAGGAAAAAAAATGCACCGCAATCAATCAGTAAACGTACATCAGTTCACAATGATTCCAAAAGCGGATATTCCGCGATCAAAATTTGACTGTCAAAGTACACATAAAACAACGTTTGATGCGGGCTACTTAGTCCCCGTATATGTAGACGAAGTTCTACCGGGGGACACATTTAACCTTAACATGACGGCATTTGCCCGTCTATCAACACCATTATATCCAATAATGGACAATATGCACCTTGAATCATTCTTCTTCTTTGTACCAAATAGACTTATTTGGAACAACTGGCAAAAATTCATGGGGCAACAAGAGAATCCAGCAGATTCGATATCATACGTAATCCCACAGCAGGTGTCACCCGCCAATGGCTATGCTATTGGCTCATTGCAGGACTATATGGGATTACCAACGGTAGGGCAAGTAACTGCAACAAAAACAGTAAGTCATTGTGCCTTCTGGCCACGTGCTTACAACCTTATATACAATGAATGGTTTCGAGACGAAAACCTTCAAAACTCTGTAGTAGTAGACAAGGGCGATGGCCCTGATACAGTAACAGATTACACATTATTACGTCGTGGCAAACGTAAAGATTATTTCACATCAGCTTTACCATGGCCACAAAAAGGTACTGCCGTAACATTACCTTTAGGTTCAACTGCACCTATAGCATTTTCTGGAACAGGAAGTGCACCAACAGTAGTAAATGCTGCAACCAGTGATACAACTTATTTCAGAACAAATAGTGTTAACACACCTGTTTATTACACAACTACCTCTTCTGGTGAAACATCTGGCGCACTATATGCTGACCTTTCACAAGCAACGGCAGCAACAATTAACCAATTA